CCTTGTATGTCTCCCATACTAAATACTAAATCTAAAAATTTATCTTCAAGCTCTACCATTTGTCTACAAATATCATAGAGTTCTTTCTTAAAATCATCTGTCCAGATATCTAAGTTTTCTTGAATAAACTCTCTAAACAATTTAGTCATAGCTTCAACATGCATAGACTCATCTCGTATAGAGTAAGTAACTATCTGACCCATACCTTTCATCTTACCGAACCTTGGAAAGTTTAACAAGATTGCAAAGCTTGAGAACAACTGTAGTCCTTCGGTAAAAGCTGAATAGACTGCTAAAGTTTTAGCTATAGTTTTTTTATCAGACTTTCTAGGTTTAAATTCACCAACATAATCGTGTTTATCAGACATCTCTTCGTACTCAGCAAACGCTTTGTACTCAATCTCCGGCATACCAACAGTATCTAATAGTAAACTATAAGCATCTTGATGTATTGATTCCATGTTTGCAAATGAAGACATCATCATTCTAGCTTCTGGTTTTTTAAAGATAGGCATATACTTATCTATATATCCTGCACCAACATCTACATCTGATTGAGTAAACAATCTAAATATTTGTGTTAGTAAATGTTTTTCTTTATCAGTAACATCTTGCCAGTCTTTTACATCTGTGTGTAAAGGTACTGATTCTGGCATCCAGTGCATTTGATTCTGTAGTTTGTAATAGTCATACATCCACGGATAATCAAAAGGTTTGTAGTGGTCTCTAGTTTTTAATAAACTCATTTAAAATTTCTCCTTTAATATTTTTAGTTTCTCATCAGCATTAGCGTATTGTTCTATAAGTTTATCCATAGATTCTACTACATTAGGATGTTCTGCAACTCCTACTTTGTTTTTAAAATAAATTTCAAGATTAGCTTCTGCCTCTGTTTTTTCAGCAGTGTATTTAGTTTCTAATGCTCTAAATAATAGAGCTCCATTGTATTTAGTCATAATTGTTTTCCTATTATTTAAAAGTATTTATATATGCTTGTAAATTTTCCATGTCTTGAGTAGATAAATTAGCAGCTTGTCCCCACATCAAAGCAGACTGTGCACCTCTAGTCTCGCCATTTTTATACTGCATTAACATATCTACAATAGAAGTACTACCAACAAGCTTTGGTCCAATACCTCCTTCTCCAGCTTGACCGTGACACATAGCACAGTTTACATAAACTTTACTACCCATATCAATTGGGTCAGCTTCTAAACTAGCTAATCTTTTTAATTCTAGTTGCTCTGAAAATGTTCCATATTCTAAAGTGTATGCTTCATAACATTCACCAAAACAAGAATGTATACTTTCATAACCTTTATAAGGTGTAGTATTATAAGCAAATAAAATTATAGTTGCTATTCCTGTGATTCCAAGTAGTATTGGAAAAATTATTTCTTTCATATTATCCCTCGCAAGATATACATTCCACATCTTCTAAATTAATTCGTGGAATTTTAGTGTTAACATTCTCTACATTTCTAGCTGCATTAGTTCTAAAGTAATACAACGATTTAAGTTTGTGCATACCATACCAATGTACATCACTAACATACTGCATGTATGTATCATGTACTTGTTGTTCTTCGGTAGCACTTGGTAATGTAAAGAATAAATTTAATGATTGTGCTTGACAAATAAACTCTTGTCTTTTATAAGCATGTTCAACCAACCAAATCTGATTTATCTCATTAGCAGTTTTAAATAATTCTTTTTCTGTTTCATCTAATACTTTTAATTTTTGTACTGACCCTTCGTTACTTGCAATCTCTTTCCAAATACTATCAAGCTCTTCGCCTTTGAGTCCTTTAGATTTCAAAAGCTTTTCTAAGTATTTATTTTTAACTTGATAAGAGCCTGATAAAGTTTTATGAGTATAAACATTAGCTCGGTAAGGTTCTATAGAAGGGGAAGTACCAGAGCATATAATGCTACTACTAGCGTTAGGAGCAATAGCAAGTGCATGAGCATTGCGAAGACCACTACCTGAAATATCAGGAGCTTCACCACGGTTTTCCGCAAGAGTTTCACTAGCCTTCTTCGCCTCTTTCTTAATTTTTTTAAACGCTTGGTAGTTAAAACTTGTTGCTCCAAGTCCTTCAAAAGGAATCCCTTTACTTTGTAAGTAAGCATGAAAACCCATTGCTCCAAGACCAAGAGACCTTTCACGATAGGCTGAGTAAGCTGCTTTAACAAACCCTTCTTTGCCTTCTTTGATATACTTTTTGAATCTTTTAAAGTTTGCATTGTATTCTCCAAGTTGTTCTGTATCAATAGCATTGTCAATAAAATGTTGTAAGACATTATCTAACATAGTTATTAAGTCTGCTATGAACAAAGGTTCTTTAGACCAAGTATCGTAATGTTCTAAATTAACACTAGACAAACAACATACAGCTGTACGTTCTTCATCAGTTACTAAAGTTATTTCAGAACAAAGATTACTTTGTCTAATCTTTAACCCTAAATCTTTTTGTCCTTCTGGTAGTGCTTCGTTACAAGTATCTATATTAATCATATAAGGTTCGCCTGTTTCAGCACGAGCATTTAGTATTTGCCACCACAAAGAACGAGCATTAATTGTCTTACAAGCTTCGTTAGTTTTAGGGTCTATTAATCTAAAGTCAGCATCTTCTTCTACTGCCTTTAAGAAATCGTTAGTAAGATTTATACCATTATGTAAATTTAAATTCTTTCTGTTTATATCTCCACCAGATTCTTTTCTCATGTTTATAAACTCTTCAATCTCTGGATGTGAAATATCCATGTAAGCTGCATAGCTTCCTCGTCTTGTTACACCTTGATTGAAGGCTAACATCTGTGAGTCTACAACATGGATGAATGGAATAGTACCAGTAGAACGACTGCCTGAAGAAGTAGAAATACCGTTACTCCTAATATCTCCCCAAAATCCACCAATGCCTCCACCTGAACTTGCCAACCATATGTTCTCATCATAGTGAGAAGATAAACCATCCCTGCTGTCAGGAACATAATTGAGGAAACAGCTAATAGGTAGCCCACGAGTAGTTCCCCCGTTACTAAGTATAGGAGTGCTAAACATGAACCAACAGTCGGAACTGTAATCATAAAGCCTCTGAGCAAGTTTGAAGTCAGTATGTTGTTTATAAGTTGCTGCGAATACTGCAGCCCTAGCAAAAGCTTCTTGAGCATGTGTTTCTTCCTCCCAGAAATATCTATCTTTTAATGTGTCTAAACTAAACTTATCTAGTTTCTTTTCTTTATCGTAATCAATTTGTATGCCGAGATATGGTTTAGTTCCTACTTTATCCTCAACCATTTTTTTCTCCTTCTAATACTTTTAGTAATTTATTTTCATACCATTCAGCTTTATGAAGGTCTTCTATTCCATTTTTATAACGAAACCTCCAACGATATTTATGTGAATTACCACGAAGATAACCAATAAATTCTTCTGTAGAAAGCATAGCTTCAATAGAATCTATACATTCTATACCTCCTTGGTTGTAATGTTTAGGATTATTTACTACATCATTGTTAAGTAAGTCTCCTATTGTTTCATATTTCATTGTTTATCCAATCCTCCTCTGGTAATTTTGTTTCACTAAACCAACGAAAGCCATTAGCTTCTGCCCATTCAGCATGTGTTCTTTTTGTTTTATCTTTTCTTACTTTAGCTCCCGGCATTGGTGCAAAAGGTTTTTGAAAAAAGAAAACTAATTCTATATGTTCGGGTAAAGCTTTCTTTATATGTATGTACTTACTGTACTCTGGAAAATCCCAGAACCTACCTTTAGCTTCAATTAAAATAATACTGCCATCATTAAACTTACGAACAAAATCTGGTTCATATTTATGTGCAATAACATAGTCTATGGTTTCCCAATGATGTCTCCAATCAGCAAACAATCTTTGATGTAAGTCATATTCCCAATGACTATCATAGCCTCTAGGTATTCCAGTTTCTTTTTTAGGTCTAGGCTTTCTAGGTTTTCTTCTAGGCATATTATATTATAGCAGAGTCATAGTTTTTTACAAGCTTCCAATATTCTAAAATATTGTTAAACATTTTTACATGTTTGTAATGTGATTCTTTATCCCAAATATGACAAGCAATAAGATTAGTATTCTTTCGGTCTACAAATATAGATACTCGGTCTACATCTTCATACTCACAACCTTGTGCATAAGCTGATAGTTGCATACCATGTTCATCATAAACTAATTTAGCAGGGTCTTTGCCTTCTAAGTTATCTTTAGTTTTAAAGTCTATAAAGATACCAGATTTAGAATATAAATCTATCTTACCACCATAGCCTGACT